ACAGCAACGGTATACCAATATGATAATGGTTTACTAAATTTTCTGGGGATCCCTCAGGGATTTACTCTCCCAATGACTGCCGCGACCTGGAAGATATGAATCCGCGTCCCGGTGGGGATGTCTATCTCACACCGATGAACATGACCACGAAACCCTCCGATGGCAGTAAAGCCGGTAAGCAGAAGGATAACGCCAATGCAGACGAAACAACGTCTTGATGTACCGCTGAGTCTGAAATCTGTCAGTGACTCCGGTGAGTTTGAAGGGTATGGCTCCGTCTTTGGTGTAAAGGACAGCCACGATGATGTGGTGATGTCCGGGGCATTTGCTGCTTCCCTGCGGGCGTGGAGTGACAGAAAAGCGTTACCTGCGCTGCTCTGGCAGCACCGCATGGATGAACCCATCGGTGTTTACACCGAAATGAAGGAAGACGATGTCGGGCTTTACGTCAGGGGACGGTTGCTTATTGATGATGATCCCCTCGCAAAACGTGCACATGCACACATGAAGGCCGGTTCGTTAACCGGCCTTTCTATTGGGTACGTCCTGAAAGACTGGGAATACGACCGGAGCAAAGAAGCCTTTCTGCTGAAAGAAATCGACCTCTGGGAAGTCAGTCTGGTGACGTTCCCGTCTAACGACGAGGCGCGGATCAGCGACGTCAAGAACGCACTGGCCCGCGGGGAAATCCCCGAACAGAAAAAAATCGAAAGAGTCCTGCGTGATGTCGGACTCTCCCGTACCCAGGCCAAAGCATTCATGGCCGGGGACTATGGCGCACTGTCCCTGCGCGACGCTGAGGATGTGGGCTCTGCACTGAATGCACTGAAAAATCTGAACTTCTAATCAGGAGAAATACGATGGCGGTTGATATTAAAGATGTCGAACAGGTCGCGCAGGAGCTGCAGCAGAAGTTTGACGACTTCAAAGCAAAGAACGACAAGCGCGTGGATGCGATTGAGCAGGAAAAGGGAAAACTTGCCGGAGAAGTGGAAACCCTCAACGGAAAACTGACTGAACTGGAAAATCTCAAAAGCGATCTTGAGGCTGAGCTGGCTGAAGTTAAGCGTCCGGCAGGTGGTACGCAAAATAAAGTTGCCGGGGAACATAAAGAAGCGTTTATCGGTTTTATGCGCAAGGGGCGTGAAGATGGCCTGCGTGAGCTTGAGCGAAAGGCACTGCAGGTGGGTAATGATGAAGATGGTGGTTATGCCATTCCGGAAGAACTGGATCGCACCATTCTGACGTTGCTGAAAGATGAAGTGGTGATGCGCCAGGAGGCCACCGTAATCACTCTGGGTGGCTCGGATTATAAAAAACTGGTGAATCTGGGCGGCACGACGTCCGGATGGGTGGGGGAAACGGAAGCGCGTCCGGAAACCGCCACCTCAAAACTGGGACTGATTGAGCCCTTTATGGGGGAAATCTACGGCAACCCGCAGGCCACACAGAAAATGCTCGATGATGCTTTCTTTAATGTGGAAGACTGGATCAACAGTGAGCTGGCGCTGGAATTTGCCGAACAGGAAGAAATTGCCTTTACCAGTGGCGACGGTAGCAAAAAACCAAAAGGTTTTCTGGCTTATGAGTCCACCGATGAAGATGACAAGACCCGTGCGTTTGGCAAACTTCAGCACATTGCTTCCGGCGCGGCTTCCGGCGTGACCGCTGATGCGATCATTAAACTGATTTACACCTTGCGTAAGGCGCACCGCAGCGGCGCGAAGTTCATGATGAACAACAGCAGCCTGTTTGCCATTCGTCTGCTGAAGGATAACGACGGAAATTATTTGTGGCGTCCGGGTATTGAGCTGGGTCAGCCTTCTTCTCTGGCAGGGTATGGCATCGTTGAGAATGAGCAGATGCCGGATATTGCCGCCGATGCAAAAGCCATTGCGTTTGGTAACTTCAAACGCGGCTATACCATCGTTGATCGCATCGGTACCCGTATCCTGCGTGACCCGTACACCAACAAACCGTTCGTGGGTTTTTATACCACCAAGCGAACCGGCGGTATGCTGGTGGATTCTCAGGCGATTAAGCTGATGAAAATTGGGGCTGCAACCCGCCAGAAAGCCGCTGCGTAATGCGGTTTTTTGTGCCCGCGTAATCGCGGGCACAGGAGGAAAATATGCTCCTGAAAGAAGAGGAGATTAAATCTCATCTCCGGCTCGATGATGGTTTGTACAGTGACGGCGATTTTCTGAAACTGCTGGCACAGGCGGTACAGAAAAAAACAGAGACATACCTGAACAGGAAGTTGTATGCACCGGAAGAGACGATTCCGGAAGATGATGCTGACGGGATGCATCTGACTGATGACGTTCGTCTGGCAATGCTGATGCTGGTCAGTCATTTTTATGAAAATCGCTCAACGATCACCGATGTGGAGAAACTGGAAACGCCAATGAGTTTCAGATGGCTTGCTGGCCCTTACAGGATTGTCCCGCTATGAAAATCAGGCAAAGTCAGACCAGTGCCACTTACCTTTTACCGGATCCCGGAGAGCTGAATCGCCGGATAAAGATCCGCCTTCGTGTGGATGAACCCACCGCTGATTTTGGTACGGAGCCAACGTATCCGGAGTCGTTTGATGTCTGGGCAAAGGTGGCTCAGCCAGGCGCTGCCGCTTATCAGGGCTCAGTGCAGACAGAAAATATCGTTACGCATTATTTTACGATCCGTTTCCGGCACGACATCACGGCAGATCACGAAGTGGTTTATTACGGCCAAGAGTACCGGATCCGGCGAATACGTGACCTGAACGGTCAGCGGCGTTTTTTATTACTGGAATGTGAAGAACTGCGTACAGCGCGACGACGGGGTGAATGCCATGAATCAGACAGCATTTTTACACGTCGACTTTAAACAACCAGAGGAGCTGGAGTTTAATCGCGCCCGTCTGCGTCGGGCGTTTGTGCAAATCGGGCGCGTTTACATGCGTGATGCCAGACGTCTGGTGATTAAACGCGGACGCTCCGGTCCGGGAGAGAACCCGGGATATCAGACCGGGCGTCTGGCCCGCTCCATTGGTTATTACGTTCCCAAAAAAACGACGCGTCGCCCCGGACTGATGGTGAAAATTTCCCCTGACCAGAAAAACGGGCAGGGGAATCGCCGTTTTCCTGAAGGTGCTCCTTATTATCCGGCGTTTCTGTATTACGGCGTTCGCCATTCAGCGTATGGAATGGATAAAAAGGATAAGCGGCAGAAGAAGCACCATTCTTCGACTTTCCGGCTGGCCCCGCGTAATAACTTTATGGCTGACGTTATTGAGCGTCGGCGTCACTGGACGCAGGAACTGTTGTCCCGTGAGCTGCAGCGTTCGTTACGTCCGGTAAAAAGGAAGCATAAATGAAACTGACAACGATAATTGCGGCGCTGCGTGAGCGATGCCCGCGTTTTGAGGAGCGTGTTGGTGGCGCGGCGCAGTTTAAGGCGATCCCTGATGCCGGAAAACTTCGCCTGCCTGCTGCCTATGTGGTTCCCTCTGACGATGCGCCGGGGGAACAAAAATCACAGACCGATTACTGGCAGGATTTGACTGAAGGCTTCTCCGTGATTGTGGTGCTCAGCAATGAGCGTGATGAAAAAGGGCAGTGGGCAGCCTATGACGCCGTTCATGATGTCCGGAGAGAACTCTGGAAAGCCCTGCTTGGATGGATGCCGGACCCGCAAGGGGGCGAGATTGTTTATGTCGGTGGCACCCTGCTGGATCTGAACCGTTACGAACTGTATTACCAGTTTGATTTTACGGCGAAGTATGAAATCACGGAAGAAGACACGCGACAGGCAGAGGACGTGAATGCCCTGCCGGATTTATCCCTGCTGAGTATTGATGTGGATTACATCGATCCTGGTACTGGCCCGGATGGTGACATTGAGCACCATCTGGAAATGCGTTTCCCTCAGAATTAAGAGTCCCTCATGTTTGTGAAACCCCTGAAAGGGCGGTCGGTTCCTGACCCTGCCCGTGGAGACCTTTTGCCTTCCGAAGGGCGAAATGTGGAAGAAAGCAGCTACTGGTTCCGCCGTATAGCGGCGGGTGATGTGGTACGTGTTAAACAGGATAAGGCTAAAAAATCATGACGATAAGTTTTAATACTGTTCCGTCGAATACGCTGGTGCCGTTGTTCTACGCCGAGATGAACAATTCTGCGGCAAATACAGCGGTGACCAGCGCGCCTGCATTACTGATCGGGCATGCCAGCAACGATGCAGCCATTGAGGTTAACAGCCTGGTGCTGATGCCATCGGCAGATTATGCCCGCCAGATTTGTGGGGCGGGGAGCCAGCTGGCGCGTATGGTGGAAGTCTACCGTCAGACAGATCCTTTCGGTGAACTGTATGTTATTGCAGTACCGGAAGCCAGAGGGGCGGCGGCGACGGTCAGGGTGACGGTTGCCGGAGAAGCAGAGGAAAGCGGCACCCTGAGTCTGTATGTCGGGCGCTCCCGTGTACAGGTGCCTGTGGTGAATGGCGATGATGCCACTGCGGTTGCCACCGCGATTAAGGAAGCGGTAAACGGGGTTATCACCCCTGAGGGATCCCCAGAAAATTTAGTAAACCATTATCATATTGGTATACCGTTGCTGTAG